CAATTATTTGCATCTGATTCAAAATACTCTGGTCGAATTAGATCACCACTTTGTCGTAAAAAGCTTCTATCTGTAAACATTGCGGCAAGAATTTTTACTTGAAGACTCCACCCATATTCACTTAACTTGTCCGTCATAAACTTATTATATTAAAAATAAAACAGTAATCCAATACTATTTATGTGTTTGTTGTGCGAAGGCACTTAAGGAAAGCCATGTATTGTTTAACCACTCCGGCATATTTTTCATAACAGACCACATTTTATCTTCCATGAAAATTTTTCGAAATTCATGTTTCTTTAATGTTGGAATAGGAGCTTCTACAATATTACGAATTGCTGATTTTGTTTGAGCTGGGATATCTAATATACTGAGGTTCATTAATTGCCAATTTTCTTCGACCAACTCCATATTATCTAACATTTTTTGATATGTTTTAGATTCATCCAATTTTTCTACACATCCTACCCACAAATCTTCTGGTTCATAATAATCACTCAATGCTAATTCTGGTACATGTTTTAATAATGTTTTAGGCCCTATGCCTCTGACTCCATTGATATTATCTGACTTATCGCCAGTAAATGTTCTATACATTACATAATTTGTTGGATGAACACCAAATTCTTCTAATATTGTTTCTGTGGTATACATTTTCTTTTTAATGGGAGACCACACTTGAATTTTATCATTTATTAATTGATAAAAATCTCTATCCGTTGAAACAATTGTAAATTTGCTTTGTTTTTTCTCTTCGAACATTCTAGCTATATATGCTATAGTATCATCTGCTTCTATTCCATCCATTGCCAGAAAATTAACAGGCAAACAATCTAAATATGAAACTAATCTACTAAATTGAAATCTCATTGCTTCTTGTTCTTGGTCGATTGAAGCAAAATGATGATCGTGCCTTCTTAATTTTGTTTTATTAGCACGATTAGCTTTATAATCTTTATTAATTTTTTTTCTTCTCCTTGATCCACCAACGCCATCAAATACGATAATACAACGACTTGGCTTAAAATCTCTAACACATTTTCCTATACTATATAAAAAACCAGTTATGCCTCCTATATGTTCTCCATCTTCATTTGTTGATGGTGTTGCCGAAAATGCTCTGATAAAGGTATTCAACCCATCGAATATCATAATATGATCATTGACATCCGAAGGGCTGTTTTCCTTTTCTTTCTGTAACTGTTTGAATAATTCTTGATATTTTTTCATTATCCTTCTTCGTTTATTACTTCATCGTCTAAAACTACGTCGTCTATACCCATTTCTCCTGAATCATATATAAAAATATATGCTTCACAGATCCTGTTATATAGTCGATCTTTTGTTTCTGGGTTTTTTAATACTTTTTCTTCAAAATCTTTCGATTGAAATTTTGTAGTATCAAAAACCTCGCCGGTGTTAATATCAATATCTTCATATGTATACCAAGCTCCTGCCTGTTTTACTAAATTGAAGTCTTTCATGATATTTAACCAGCCTCCGTAATTATCGATTCCAGAATCAAAATAAATGTCATAATCAATCTTACGATGTGGAGGACCCATTCTATTTTTTACAATAGTAACACGGGTCTTTATTCCTACTACTTGTTCTTGCGTGTTAGATGTTTTTGGGACTTTAATTTGACCCATAGATTTTAATCTTAATCTAACCGATGAATGAAATGGTAAAGCTTTACCACCTGCAGTTGTCCATGGGTCGCCAAAACTGACTCCCAATTTGGTTCTTAGTTGGTTTGTGAATATTAAACAAATTCTTTCTCTTGCAATCCAGTTTGTAACTTTTCTCATTGCTTTTGAAAGAATAATGGATTTCGAAGTTGCATATCCATCTTTGTCATATTCAGCTGCCATTTCAATTTTTGTAGAAGCTCCCATAATGGAATCTACTACGATTGTAACTAATCGATCCTTTTCTGACTTTCGTACATTTTCTACAATTGTTTCAATAGTTTCAAATATTTCTTCAACTGTTTCTATAGGTACATAAAGCATAGATTTTAAATCTACTCCTATTGCTGTTAAAAATTCAGCACTAGTTGCAGACTCAGTATCGATGTAAACTGCTAATCCACCCTTTTTTTGTGTCTCTGATAAGGTGTGAGCTGCTAGCAAAGATTTGCCTGAAGCTTCAAGTCCTGTTATTTCGGTAATTCTACCAACAGGAAAACCTCCATTTGGTTTATTCGAAATAGCCAAATCTAACATCGAACACCCAGATGAAATCCACTCATGTACATTAGTAGGAGCATCGGCATCACCGTCTAGAAAGAATGCGGTTTTATAATTTTGACCTTTAAACTGTTTATTGATACTTTCTGCTAAAGTAATAGCCAAAGAATCTTCCAGTTCGCTCTTTTTCTTTGCCATTATGGCCTCCTAATTACTTATTAAATAAATCATTGAATGCTTCGGCTACATCTGTTTTCTTTTCAGGTTCTTTTGTAGTCGTTTCAGCTTTTGCTGCACCATTTGTTGATGGTGCAGTATCAGAATCTGCATTTTCTGGATTCATCCAATCTGCTAGAGCTTGCTCTAATTCATCATACGTTGGTTCTGGAAATAAATCTGTAATCTTTAATTGATTCATAACCTTCTCTGCGACTGCTTTATCATCAGTAGCAGTAGATGTATTTGGTTTTACTCTAATCGAAGTTTTTGGAAACCTCTCTGATCCTTCAGCAGGAGTAAATTCTACTGTGATATCTCTACCATTCATTAAGTCGGTAATATCACCATAATCTGGATCGGAAATAATCGAAAGTAATTCTGCGTATACGGTTTTACCAAACCCCCAGAATTTAACTCCTTCAGATTCTTTACCTCTAACAATAACAGGAACATATGTTCTCATCTTTGGTTCGATTTTTCTACCCATTATCCATTCATCCTTATCACCAGTTTTCTTAAGCTTTTCAGCAAATTCTACTATTGGATCAGCATTTCCGAAAGTGATAGGCGAAAGCATACTACGCTTTGCAATATCATAATGAAAATACATTTCTAGGAAGGGGTTTTCTTTGCGATGTACATAAGGTACAATTCGAATCGTTTGTTTACCTGGTTCAGGTTTCCAAAGATTATTTCTTCTGTCGTCTGTCTTGTTTAATTGTGTAAGTTTTGCCTTAATGGCGTCTAAATCTAAACTCATTTTTTTCTCCTTTATTTGTTAATTGTTTATTTTGTTTAGTTATTAATTATAATATAAGTAATTAATTTGTTATATCCAAAGTTATTTGTTAAGTTTTTTTAATTTTTAGTATAAATATGCCTGAAGTCGATCATACACCCAATCTCCACCATTATCTACTAACCAATCCAATTGATCATCATTTAATGGCTGTCCGTCTTCAAATTCTGCATATGAAATAAATGCATCTACATAATCCGGATGGTCCCAATGGAATACGTCTTCAAATTCAATTGAGTGTACATCAATATCGTCAATGTTGACTTTATGTCTATCTGGGTTTTGTCCTGGGCCTTGTCTTTTAGAGGATTGTTTCTTTTCTAGTCCCAATCTTTTTAAAACCTCTATTTGATCATCATAATACTCGGGCATATCATTAATAAACGTCTCTTCATTGTCATACGCATCAGCCCCGTCATAATAAACATCTTCAATTTCTTCTGCTTGCTCGGCATTTACTCTATTACCTTTTAGTCCCTCTATCTGTTTCCATAATTTTTCAGCTATAGGTCGGTATTTTTTAACTACTGCTTGTACCTTTTTGCCATCCATGTCTGGCTGTTTGTCTATAGATTCGTCCCATAACATATCAGTAAATATATTAAGTATATATACATCTTCATATGGGTCGCCGGCCTGAATGTAATATTCGTTTAATAACTTTTTGTCATTAGATTTCAAATTCTTAGTTTTGAACCTTCTCATATTTTCTGCTAGAATATTTCTTTTCATTTTTTTACTCCTATATAATATAAATATAACTAAAAACTTATTTTTTTTGTGAATATTAATGAAACTTTTTTATATCCATCCTCGTTAGTTAGCAAGAATGAATTTTCAAAATTCTCCCAAGGTAATAACATACTTTTATCTAGTATTCCATTGTTTAGATTCATTATTACTTCGTTTAATGCATTAACCGTATAAAGTGTATTTGTCTCTTTCTTTCGGTGTATACTTATTGTGTTTTTTCCTCGAAATCCAGTATCATCTGCATTAAATGTACAATATAAGTCATTTTTAACATCTTCATTTGCAAATACGAATATTCGTTGTTCGGGTATCGAAAAATTTTGTTTGATGTATTCTACAACAATATCCAAATTATTTCTATGTGCAAATGTGCAAAGGAGTTGTGTTTTCACATTATCCCCTAAATACTTTAAAAATATCAAGCGGTCCGCCTGTTACAAATAATTTACCGCCTTTGAAATTTGATACGCCTTGACTTAAAATCTTAAGATTTGGAATTTTTGGATGTTGTCTACATTTTAGTGCGTTAAAAATAGTATCTACATCACGAAGATATAATATATTTTTATTAATAATAAAGCCCCAAAAATCAACGGTACGTAATTTGTTTGATATAAATTCATCAATTTTTTGACAAAAATAGTCATCAACTTTATTTATCTTTTCTGGATATGTTGCATCTATTAAAGTTCCTAATGAAAATCGAATTTGCGATTGCAGTTTTTCAATAATTGCAACATCGCTATCTAAAGCTAAAAATTGTTGAAGATCTTCTTGAATTGATGGATCTGATAAATTTTCTAAGGCTTTATTTATATCAGTAGCTGTCATACTAGCAAATTCAAATCCAACACCGGTAACTATTTCAGACATAGCTTCAAATTTCTTTAAATATGAAAAAGCTTCTCCTTCCAATGTACCAAAATCAAAACTAGCTTTTTCGTATGCTTTTAGTGATACTTTTTCTCCAGTGTCTAAATCTACATCAGATTCAATTCCTTCTTTTCCTCCTACCGCTCCTGCAACACTTCCTTTGAATACTATTGCAAACCATAATTCTGAAGGATGTCCGTTTTTAACTTTAACTCCTGAGTTTATTATAGCATCATATAGTTCTTTTACGCCACCAACTAATTGTACCTGGCCGGTCTCTAATGGTAGTGCGGGGGTTTCTGAAAAAAGTATTTCATTAATATTTTTTTGTTGCTCGTTTGGCAATTTTTGAATATAATTGTATAATGCAGGTAAATTTTCTACTCGTTGTCCTACAGAAATATAACTATTATTAACAAATTGTGTAAATATATCTACATCACTTCCGCTGCTGTCATATTCTGGTTCTTGTTTATCAGCTTCATCCAATCCTCTTGCTCGCTGAACAATCCGTTGTATTGCTGGTTGTTCTAATTCTGTTAATTCTTGCAATATATCTTGCAATACATCATAATCGGAATCTTTTGTTGGATATCCTGAGTCTAATCGATATGTCCACTCAGTAATGATTTGATTTATATCTGTCATAACATAATATTATTCATTTTACTATAAATATTTCCTACTTTACATTTAACTGGGAAATTACCACTTTCTAATAGCGCTTTTATCTTTGGTAATATAACCTTTGCTTCTGTTACCGGAACATCAAATAATACGGAATCATACGTATATAATATTAAATATGTATCAGTATCCTTTATCAGCGCCTGTATTTGTGTTAATTTTCTAACTGAAAATTCTGTTTCGAGTGCCTGCAAATAATAATTAAATAATTTATTGACGTTCATTCCTTTTAAATTTTCAGAACTAAGAATTCTTCTTTCTACCGGAGTTTCTACATATCCATTATTTTTCCATTCATTCCATAAATTCCAAATCCAGTCGTTTACTTCTTTAAAGAATGGAATACTTAAAAATTCTTTATCTATACCACCATATAATAATCTAAATGTTATTTGTTTACTTTTTTCATATTGTTCTGATGTTAATTCTTCAACCCCGAAATATTGCTTACCAAAATAAGTATGTACAGATCCTGTTGGTAATTCATATCCAATCAACCTTGCAATTAACCTAACATGATATGCATCAAAATCCATTTCAACTAATGCTCCATTTTCATATCTACTACAAAATGCATCTCTTGTTCCATCTTCTTTATTCATTGCCGCATAATTGAATCCACGGAAAGCATTGGATGGTCGTCCTGTAGTTGTATGATAATTGTATTGAGAATAAACACGGCCATTCTTAATTAAATGTGGCATTTTAAATCCACTATTAATTTGCAATCCGTTAGATTCAATTTCGGCAAAAAGTTTAGGGTATAAAGCATTAAATTGATTATATGAAGTTGTGGGTTTTGAATTGATAATCATGGGCCAAGCATACTTACGAATTTTTTGGCACATAGCTAAATGTTGCATGATTGGAATTACGGCATTTACGTGGTTTAATGACGAATGTCTTCTCCAGTAAAATCGGTGGGATTCAGTAGGATAATGTGACTCATCATATGCAGATCCATAGGTGTACCACCACAAGGTTTTGACATCAAAAACAGAGTCATTTCCGCCCATTTGTAACCATACCTTTTTATCATGAACAAAGATAGATTCCAATGCAAAAAAGTGGGATAAATGTTCGGAAAAGCCTTGTATTTGTTCAGTATGTTGAATGGGAACGATGCGTTCTAATCCGTCTTCATTATATATGTATATACATGAAATATTATTGATTGACGGGTGGATTTGGTGGTCCGATAGAATAGGCACCAATAATGTTTTTTTGTCTTTAACACAGCTAAGTAATATGTCTAGTTCATCCAGATCATCAATTATCATACATTATTATAATAATTAATAATTTTCAAAAATCCAAGTATTATTTTGGATTAATATCGGCTGG